GTTATTCAAGACATACGATGAACTCCCAGATATGGACTCAAGGCAATCAGATGATGAGGCATACGAAGTCACAACAGCTCAAGAGCTCTTGGATGACTATCTTCATCAGAGTCCTGAAGATGATCAAAAGATGTTTACCAAAGAGATCACAAAGATGCATCTGATGGGGATGACATATCGAGAGATAAGAACATTGACTGGAATCAGTCTTGATACAATTCACTTAGCAATTAAACAATTCAAATATGATTTATCTGATTATAATAACTCTACCAATAGGATTTGCGAGAGCTCTCCAGAGCTTCAATCTTCCTGATATGAAACCATTCAGCTGTCAGAGCTGTCTATCTTTTTGGATAGCAGTCATTGGTGCATCATTCTTTGATTGGCATCTTGTTGGCTTGGCATTCATCAGCTATTTATTATCTGACTTAATCTTGATATATGAAAGTAAGTGATGAACTATTAGATCAAGCTGATAGATTCAGCAAGACAAGATCTTTTTCTCTTGATTCAACTCTTAAAAAAGAGCTGGCTCAATGGTATAAAGCTGCTGGTCATGGCAAGTTAAATCTTGGATGTGCAACATGTGTTCGAAATGCAATGGGAAAGCTCCTGAAGTCAATCAATGATGGTGAGCAGCTCAAGCCTCGTATTCACTTTATTGGAATCAAACAATGATAGTCACAGCTCCGATACCAGTATTTGGTCGATTTCCTCTTGTCAGATTAACTATCTCAAGACTTAAGAGGCAAGGAGTCACTCCGATAATTTTAGGTCATGAGAGAGAGGCAATGGATATTGCTCAACAAATGGATGTTGAATTCATCTCCATTGACAATGATACTCTTGGCAACAAATGGAACAAAGGATTCCAGGCTTCAAAGAATTATAATGCAGATGCAGTGATCTTCATGGGCTCATCTGATTGGTGCAGTGATGGATATATTCAAAGATGTAAAGAAAACAGCAAGGACTTTGGAATGATTGGTCAGTTAGGCTGTCACTTTGCTGATGTATCTGAGTCAATCAGACTGGTGCATTGGAAAGGATACAAGGATCAGATGAGGCAAAATGAGCCAATAGGTATTGGTCGCTTTTTAAATAGAGAATTCCTGGAGGCTATCAACTGGACTCCATTCAATCATCAACTCAACTCTGGTCTTGATTGGTCCATGTGGCTCAAGGCTATGAAGAGCAACCAAGAGATTGGCATCCTGGAATGTGACAGCTCAGTGCAACTGCTATCCATCTCGACAAACAAATGGAATAACAAACATAAATTCACTGATCACTGGACTGGATCTCTGAAGTCAGAGAGATGTGATATCAGTCTATTGGATAAAGAGTTTAGTGAATTAAAAGAACTACTATGACACCAAAAGAGAAGGCAAAAAAACTTGTTAATAAATATTTAGATAATATTCCATTTGCAGATAACAGTATTGAAAGAGCCAAGCAATGTGCCTTGATTTCAGTTGAGGAGATTAGATTCTTTCATGAATCTTTATTTTATGCAACTGAAGGCAGCTTGTTTGATGACTATCTGAATAAAGTTCAAAACGAAATAAACCAATTATAATGCAAGCACATATCTCAGAATCACTTGCTGGACTTGACAAAGGACTCATTGAAAAATTCAACTTAACACCATACGATTCTCCAATAGTTGATACTGTATTCATGGGAATGTACAGAGAGGATGATCTTATAATGCTTACAACTCATATCGGATCCAGCACAATTGTCTGGTTCGGATCAGATGCAAAAGATCTGCCAGAGGAGTGGGTTAAGTTTATGAAGGACTCAGTCAACATTGCTGTGAGCTTACAAGTGCTTGAGACTCTTGAATCAAAAGGCATTGAGTCAATATGGTGTCCTATCAATGCAGTCATGCCACATCACTGGCCATTGGTGCCTAATGGTGACAAGATATTCTGGTATTCTGGCAATGCTCCAGAGTATTATGGTCAAGACCTAATTAACCAAATCAAAGAAAGAATCAACATACCTATCATAAGAGCTGGTCATGATACATTTACCAAAGATCAACTTGTGGATGTGTATTCTCAATGCTTTCTGAATCTCAGACTGACTCCACATGATGGCTGTCCAAATACCAACATTGAGATGGGACTGATGGGAAGGCGGTCCATTTACAATGGTGATCTGCCAGCCTCTATTCCTTGGCAGTCAGTGGATGACATCTGCCAATCAATCATCAGAGAGTATTCCACTCGGCATGTGGATAATGTGTATATTAGTAAAATTTATCATAACTTTGTTAACTATGAAAGAATGTCCACGCTGTTTATTTGATGAGACCATTGCAACAATAGGTGAGCATCAATGCGAATACTGTGATCTGCATGATCAATTAGAACTGCAATCTAATCCTCATGAATTAAAACATCTGATAAAACAAATCAGAGTCAAAGGTCATGATAATAAATATGACTGTATCATGGGGATCTCTGGAGGTATTGACTCCTCAACTCTGCTCTACACTGCTGTGAAGTATTGGAATCTAAGACCATTAGTGATCCATTTCGACAATCACTGGAATGCTCCTGAAGCTGTTCACAATATGACTCAATTGGTCAAGCTCCTCGGAGTTGACTCAATCACATATACTGTCAATAAAGAGGAATATGATAGACTGAATGATGCTTTCTTATGGGCTGGTGTTCCAGATGCTGATATTCCAAATGATATTGCAATGACCAAGCTCATGTATGATACTGCATTCAAATACAACATCAAGTATATTCTCAATGGTCATGATTTCAGAACTGAAGGCTCAACTCCAAAAGGATGGACCTATATGGATGCCAAGTACATTCAATCAGTTTACAACAAGTATTCTGGACTGAGACTCCAAAACTATCCTCTTTTCACTTTCAAAGATCAATTATTCTATGCTGCAATGGGAATCAAGAATGTGAGACCATTTCACTATGGATTTGATAGAGATTCCATGGAGGCTGAAATGAAGAGACTCATCAACTGGCAAGATTATGGTGGCAAGCATTGTGAGAATGTTTACACTGAATTTGTTGGCTCATTCCTCCTCCCTGAAAAGTTCGCTATTGACAAACGAATTGTTTATCTTGCAGCTCAAGTGAGAAGTGGCAAGCTATCCAAAGAGCAAGCCATGGAGCAGTTCAACAAAAAGTCAGAGTTTGACATCACTAAACTTGGCTCAAGTGCAGAAAGGATGCTGAGACTAATCAACATCAGAAAGAGAGATCGGTCAGAGTTTGAGAGATATGACTTTAAAAAGTACAGAATTATCCTATGGCTACTCACTAAGATGAAAGTCTTGCCGTATACGTTTTATGTTAAATATTGCAAATAATCGAACAATAATATATTATAAGAGAATAATTGTATCTAAATGGCATATAATCAAGAGATAATAGATCAACTTGAGGATCTTGGCTTTGAGTATATCCAAGAATGTCTCAATAATAAAAAAGAGATGATCTCTAATAAGGGAGAGATTGTACTCGTTTCTGATAGACATATACCAACAATTGATTACTTTCTTATGATATGGATTCCATTAAAGCTTGGAATGAAGTTAATTGATAGGAGGACTTGGTACAGATGGCTGAGAGAAGAGTCTGACAAATGTCACACTATTAAAAATATAGATGGTGAATTCATAGCTCTTGGAAAGAACATTGTGGCCAATGAAGGCAAGGGTATTTTCTATGCTAAGAATAAATTCGGCATGCATGACAGGCAACAGCTTGAGACTAAGAATGTAGAGAAGTTCGACTTTGAATGAGTACAGTCAAAGGTTATAAACCACATGACAAACAGCGAGAGATTCATGATGCCATCAACCATGGCCATGAGAAGTATTATGCTCTCAACATTGGAAGGCAGTTCGGTAAGACCTTGCTTGGAATCAATCAACTACTTTGGTGGGCTATCAATGATAAAGGCTGTCGCATAGCCTGGGTAACTCCAGTTTATAAGCAAGGCAAAAAAGTCTTCGCTGATCTTGAGAGAGCAGTTGCAAAGAGTGGCTTGTTTAATTTCAATAGGTCAGATCTGATGGTGAATGGCTTTGGCTCAACCATTGAATTCTTTTCAGGTGAGAGACCAGATAATATCAGAGGTAACACCTTTGACTATATGGTTGTGGATGAGATGGCCTTCACAAGACCAGAGCTTTGGGATGAGGTCTTGAGTGCAACTGTCCTGGTCAAAGGAAAGAAGATCATCTTCATATCAACACCAAAAGGAAAGAA